CCGCTATACCCGCATAGGTTATCATATTGTGACAAAGAGCGGTTCGCGTTCCCGAACTCCAAACCGTACCATCCTTAAAAAATGCGCCGAGCATTTGGGTCTGAGTAGTCGAGCTTCCAGGGAGCATCATGGTCAGCAACCCTGCGGTTGTGTCCGTTCCCGTAGATGCTCCCGAGGTTTCTGTACCGTCAATGTTCAAGACAGAAGTTCCTCCCGAAACATCAATAACAGCAACCCCCGCGTGCCACGCTGCATCGGCCGCAACACCGGTGATAGTCGTCCCAGCCACACTCGCCCAATGCCCCGCTGTAGATGCTTCGATGTTATTTGCCGAGACGAGATTTCGTGTCTGGAAAAACGAACTGGCAACCCCCGACAACCTATAACCTATGACGGCAGAGGAAAACGAAGTTGATGGCGTAAAATTGTTTGCCGACTGCAACTTAATCCCTGTGTCCCCGAGTCCCGCGATATAGGGCAGCGTCCCCCCGACCCCTCCACCTGTTGGTAATAACAGCGGCTGGTTATTCACGGTTGCTTGCACAACATCGCAAGATGCGCCCCCGCATGCATTGCCGCCAATTTGATCGTAAAACTTGGAAATCCCCATCCCAAAAGGGGTTAGAGTCATGGGCTCGGAGGATACAGATTGAGAAATGTTTACGCGACAATTGCTGGCGGGGGCACAAGCGCCCTGCCCAGCCGGGTCGATAATAAACGTCCCAGCGGCCACGCCCGCCCCGGTAACGGCGTCTCCCTTGCCCGTCCAAGTCGAAGGCGTACATGCGGTGAGCGTGATTGTTGTTCCCGAGATAACCCCTGTGCAGGATTTAGAAACCGCTGCCGCGTTCCATGCGGTAACTGTCTGTCCGGCGCAAGGAGTTCCTACAGTTAAATCGAGGGTGCCATCTTTTGCAATCAAGACCCCCGTGCAGGTGACGTTATCGTCGCGGCGTAGATCAATCGCTTTTTGCGTTCCGGTCGCCGCAATAGCTGCGCTGCACGCTCGAAGCCAAAAGCAAGCGGTGAGCGACGTAATATCCGCCGGCCCCTGTATGTGTTGCGACGACGGAACATCCCAAAGGATGCTCGATTGCATTTGCGCGAGCGCTGTTGTACCCCACAGAATGAGGCTCGCGAGGATTGCGGGGAAAATCCGGCCCATCAATTCATCGTCCATGTGCCGTTGTACGAGCCGACAAGGTAATGCGTGGTATCGCGCCCGACGAGACAAAGTTTATCCCCGGCCGCGCCGGCCGAAACCGCGGTTCCGGTTGTCGCTGTGCCATAGGATGCGAACGTGGTTTTCTCAAATTGCACAGAACTGCCGGGATTATTGAAGGTAATTACGGTTGCAACGTTGTTGTCGTTGCGCACGCAAAATTCAACCCCCGCCGCAGGAACCGGCAGCGTAATGGTGCATGTGCTGGTACACACGAAATAATTGCGCGGCGCGGCCAGGGTCGCCGAGGTTCCGGTCTGCAACGGTGTTGCCGCCCCCTGCGGTGAGCATGCCCCCCCGAGGCTGCAAGTCGTGCTGTTGATCGTGATATCGGTTGCGCCGGGGGCGGTTTCGTCGAGCACCCCCGCGCCATGAATGAAAAATCGCCCCACCGTGCCGCCGGTTATCGGGGTAACCCCTGGGTCAAGCGGCCCGGTTGTCGTGCAGCTTCCGCCGTTGGTACAGGACACCCCGTTGATGTTCATCGCCGCGGTGCCGAGGACCCCCGCGGTTGCAATGACCGTTACGTTGTCGGTTTTGACCGCGCCGAACGTGGTTGAGCTCGCCTGGGGAATTGCAGGCGCGGCATCGGATCGCATTGCCGTGGTAGCGCTGCCGTTGACCGCTGCGGTGCCGATTGTCGCTGTCGGGTCGTCGAACCCGGTGATACCCCCACCGGGGCTGCACGAGCTTCCTGGCGTGCATGTGGTGCCGTTGACGGTGATTGGCTGGGCGGCATAGACCCCCGCCGTTGACTTGATCGTGCTGTCGTCCGGTTTCGCATATCCGAACACGGTTGCGCTCGATACCGCGGCCTTGGGCGCGGCATCGGATCGCATGGCGGTTCCGGCCGAGCCATTGACCGCTGTTGTGCCGATTGTCGCTGTCGGGTTCGCGAACCCCGAGCCGCCGCCGGTACAGGCAACCCCGTTGATAAAGCATTTCTCGATATTGATCGACCCCCGCCCTCCGGTGAAGCCCCCGGTAGGTGCCCCGACCGTAACCGCGCCCGTCAACGGATCGGTGAGGATTGTTGCCGCCGGGGAATAGGTCGGCGGGGTGCCATCGGCGAGGGCGACCGCCGCCGCTAGTCCCCCTCCCAATACCAAAACTAAAACGGCAACCAATTTTGCCCTGAACGTCCACATAATCGAGCCCCTACGGTGAAGCGAGGTAAACAAGCCATGCGGCGAGCGGTACGGGGTGCCCCAGGTATATCAGGTATGCGGTCACGAGGATAACCAACAGCCCGAGCGCGACCATCAACGGCCAGTTCGGCTGCAGGATATCCTCAAGCGTCTTGTACCAAGGGGGCATGGTGTCACCCCATACCGCCCGCGACCCATCGGGAGAAGGCGTCAAGCCCCGGCTGCATATCGGCCAGCTTGCCGGTGACCGGCCCCGCCGAGTATTTGGCGACGATCAGCGTCGTGTGCAGCGCCCGCATCTGCGCTTGCAGAACATCGAACGTTTGCAGCGGCCCGTTGGAAACGTGCTCCGGCGGGGGTTCCGTGGCCGGCGCTGCCGGCGCTGCCGGCGCTGCCGGGGCAGTGCTGCTCGCCGATTGCCCCTCATCTGGCGGACCCATAGGAGCATCGAGCCAGCCGGCGAGCGCCCGTTTGGCATCCTGCAACCGACGATCAAACCCCGGTAAATTGCTGCCAGTAGTGCCGGCCGGGCGCTCATAGGTCTGCCCAACAATCCACGTTGCGGCGTCGATAGTGTTGCACTTCCGGAGCGCGTCAATTGTGGCGCTATAATCGCCCGACAATTCGACAACCGTGTAACCGAAATCGGCTGGGTCGCTGTCCGGGTCGAGCCCGAATTTCGCACACCATGCTTCGTAAGCGCGGCGGCGCGGCCCGGTCCATTGCGGCCAGCCGATCCCGCCGAGTTGTGCCGGTTGCGCCTGTTCATGGAAAATCGAGAGTTCCCCACTCTCAAAACCGAAATTCCCGACAAGCCCTGCAGCCTGGAAATCCTGCAACCCGTAAGTCGCCATATAGCGCTCGACGAGCCAGCCCCCGCGTTCCTCGAAAGTGTGCGTCTTGTCGGGCATATCAAACGTTGGCATGTAGCATCCCCATTATTCGTTGCCATGCGCGGTTAAAGCGGCGGCGCAAGAGCATTGAGCGCTCGCTAATCGAGTACCGTTTACGCCCCCGGCGGTGGCACATCGTCTTTTTTCTCGAAACGTAACCGGGTTTCCAGCCGGATAATGCGCCCGTCGAGCCGGTGCAGACATTCGTGCAAATGCTCGTACCGGCGTATATTCGCCCCGTGCAGCGTCAACATCAACCCACCGAGCGAAACGACAATGGGAACGATGATCGACCCCAACGCCGTAAACCATGAAGGGTCGGCGGTCATTTTGCCGCCCCGTCATCGCTGCTACTCGGTTGAACCCATCCCGCCAACAGCGCCAGTACCCCGGTGATTGCGCTCCCTTCATCGCCGGAAATGGGGAACCCGCGCCGGCCAGCCTCGGCGATAATGATCGTGGTCAGATAGGCCGCGAGCGCTGCCGCCTGTAGCCGGGGGTGCAGGTTTCCCATAATCCGAACGCCTCCGGTTACGCCGCTGGCGGGTTTGGGGCGGGGTTTTCCGCCGGGGGCAGCGGTTGTGCGGTAATCTCGGGCGCTGCCGTGTCGAGCCCCAGCGTGCCGGACAGAACGTTTCCGCCGCTGCCGGCGAGCACGATGTTTACGTTGAGGGTAAACGGCTTGAGCACCCCGGCTGGATCGCTGATAACAACCGCGACATTGGGCTCCGACTGTTTGAGGGGGGTCACGACAACCGCGACCCCGCCATCGGCCATTACGCCCTGTTCAGCCTTGCACGCGGCGGCCCCGCTTGCCGCGGTTACGTCAACCTTGAGAACGAAATTCGACGGCACGGGCTCGCTGCTGCCATCATCCTTGGTGACCGTTACGCGGTAGCGCACAATCGTTGCACTGTCGATGTCGGGCATGAAACCTACTCCTGCGGTTTGAGGAAATCGGCGGCAATCTGCAATTCCCGCCAGGTCGGCTTAGTCTTGGGAGTATAGCGCTTTTGGCGGCGGTTGCCATGCCGGCGAAGATCCAGCTTTCCAAGCTGTGCCGCCGTCTCGGCCGCGGTCTGAGGCCGGGAACGCCCCGGCAATTTCCAAGCGCTCATATCCCTCGCGAACCCTTCCCGATTGCCGGCAGCAAGGTATTGTGCCGGACAAGCGCTGCGGCGGCAAGTGCGATCAGGACAAGCCCTAGAACAATGACAGCCACGCGTTGGGAAAAGGTAACAATATCGGTCCACAAATTCGGGATCAACTTCGATTGCGCGGCTTGATTTGCCGCAATCGAGGCCGGCGTGTCGCCAAGGTTTTGAAACGTACCCGTGCCACTTACATCTTGCGTACCGAGCGCCCCGCTCGATAGGTCCGGGGATACCGATAACCCCGTACCCTGGCTTGCAGTGCCGCCGGGAATGAGGTTGCCGACGCTCAGATTACCCAGGTCGATATTGGGAAAATCCGCATTTGTCGAGGCCGGTACTCCCGCCGCCCCTGGGGTCAACCCGCTCGAAAACCCGGAACCATCCGGCGCGGTCACAAACCCCGGCGTGCTGGTGTCGGGGCTGGGTATCGATAGGTCGCCCCCCACCGGCCCCGAGCCGGCGAGCGCGGCCAGCGTGTTGTCGCCATGCGCTATGCCAAAGTTCGCGATGTCGCCCGCGGTGACCGCGCTTCCTGGCCCGAGCGCCGGGTTGTTGTCGAACACAGCAAGGTGTGGCCAGGATTGCCCCGCGCCCCAATTCGCGGCCCCGCCGCTGTTATTGAACAGGTCGGCCGCGACGATTGCCTGTTCTGTCGGGGCTGCCGATAGCGCGGTCGGCGCGGAAATCCCCAGCCCCGGCGCGAGCTTGTTCCAATTCGATTTGAGGATTTGGAAATAGCCGCTCGCCCCCGAGCCTTGCGCGTTAGGAACGTTTCGGTTGCCGCTATCCCGCGCGAGAATGTCGAGAACGGACATTACGCAACCCGCACGCCCCCGAAATAGACCGCGCCGGGAACGGGGTTTGCAACCGGCGGGGGCGGGTTGCCCGAGCCCCCGCCGGATACGCCCGCATTGCCCGAGAACGCTATGGGAACAGCCCCGGGGATCGTGGCGTATTTCGCGAACTCTGCCGAAGGGTACGCCGCAGCGGATACGCTGCCGGTCGGTAGCGCTTGCACATACGCCATATAGGCGGACGTGTCCGCAAACAGCTTGGCGACATTGTTCGCGGTTGCTTCGTGCAGCGTGCCCAACGCAACCGCGGCGTCAGTCTGCGCCTTCCCCAGCGTCAATGCGGCATCGGTGGCGTTGTTGATCGAGCCCACCTGGGCCAGCCCCAGCTTTTCGGACGTGGAAATCCCTGCCAGCCCCAAATCGCGCTGTGCCGCAATCGCCGCAGTATCGACGCCTTGTTGCCCCGTCGCAACCGCAACCGCCGCCGTCGTCGCCGCATTGGTAACCGCCTCCTGGGCTGCGGTCTGCTGATTAGTAACGTCCGCCCCCGTGGTGAGCGCGGTACGCTGCACCCCCGCTTGCAGTTCTGCCATCGATTGCGCCGCGCCGGCTTGCACGCTCGCGGCCTGAGCGGCGTAATAGGCGGAATAATCCGGCCCGGCGCTGGCGGTCGAGGCCGGTTTTTTGAGGTAGTAATAGAGGATGATCGCGCCGACGACGAACACGATCCCGCCGGTTGCGTAGGGATGCTCTTTAACCCAAGCGCCAACATCGTGCAGCGTCATTGTCACGCACCATTCTGTTGCTGGTACTCAAGCAATGCTTGCAGCACTTTCGGGTCATATAGCTGCCCGAGTTCCGGCTGTGCCCCGCCGTTGATGGTCTGCTGCGTGAAGAAAATCGCGCCGTTGGCTTGGCTCCCGGTCATCATCGAGAACGGTTGCGACACGGGCCGGCATGCAACGATATTGTTGCCAATCGGGTTGCTGGTGAGCTTCCCGAACTCGTATCCGTATGCACCCGAGCCCGCATCCCACGGGGGCAGCAACCGCAGCTTTTGACCGCCGAACGGAACCGGATGCTCGAACACGGGCCGCATTTCCGCGGGCGCGAGCGGCGCGGGATGGTTGCTGGCATCGCTGCGAGTGACAGCGAACCATGAACGCACTGTGCCGCCGGGGCAACCGTGCGCGGTGCGGGCGCGGCTGGAAAGGATCATCCGATAGCACCCCCATAAAGCGACGATCCGCCCATGCCGAACCCGGCGAACGGCGACGAATTGGGATAGCTCAAATCAATGCGATAGGTTGCCCCGGTGACCGGGCTTTCGGCAACCCCGAGCGCGTTGCTGAACCCGCTGGCGCTGGCTTGGATAACCGCCGGGGTCTGAGCCTTTTTGCTGACCAGCACGGCGATAATCGCGAGCCCGACGATTGCCGTGGCAATGGTGACAACCGCTTCGACGATTTTCTCAGGCATCAAAATCCCCTATCCAAGCGTACCGTTGCCGATATTCCCCGATGATGTTGCAACCGGCGAAACGGCAGCGTTGATGATCCCCGAAAACGCGGTGCCGGTGGCCGCAATCACGGTGGAGGTTTGCGATTTCTGCCCTACCAGCACAGCGATAATCGCGAGCCCGATGATTGCCGCGAGTATCGAGGCGATTGCCGGGACGAACTCATTGACGATCATTTCGTTGCCCCTCCGGTTGCGGCCCCGGCAATTGATCCCACAATGCCCCCGCCGGCCCCACCGGACCCCCCGGATAGCTGCACCGGGAACGGATCGGTAAGCGGTGCCGGCATCGAGCTCGACGCCTGGGGCGGTTGCGCGGCGGCCGGCGATTTTATCGCGTCGATGATCCGCTGATAATTCTTGAAGAAGATTACCAGCACCACAAGCCCGAACAGCATACGCGCCGGCTTTTTGATCGGTTCATAGTACCCGATCCCGCCGATTACGACGATTGCCGCCGCCCATTTCGCGAACCCCGGAACGTCCGCCGCCACCTGTTGAAACAGCGCAATCTCGGTGTTCTGGTAGGCGACGACTACCAGCAAAACCCCGAGCGCGATGAAAATGAGCGGCATCGGTCAGAATATCGGGTTGAGCCCGATACCCTTCAGAACGTTGTTCAGCCCGTTCCCAATCGCTTGCTTAATCGTGCCGGGGTTTGTGCCGCTGCCGGGTGGCCCCGAGGCCGGTGTAGCGGCAGTGCTGCCGCCGGTCACAAAACCGAGGTACTTCGGCCAAGTGCCCACGATCATCGTGTAAAGCACGAAACCGAGCAGCAATGCCCCGACAATGAGCGTAGATTGGGACACGGGCAGGTTGCTTTAGCGCAGCCCGACCATCTGCCCCAGCGCCGGATAATAGCGCCCGAGGACATAGCCGGCAGCGATCAGGACGACAACCCAAAGTAGCTGGTGAGCTTGCATCGTGAACCCCTCTAATCGATCAGGTGCGCGAGGATGCGCGACCAAAGAATGATCGCGGCCATGACAACCCCGACCAGTAAGGCAACCTGTACCGGGTTCAGCGCCGTGGTAAACGGCGTTTTCAGCCAGTCGTCGGTTGCGGTGATAGCGCTCGCGATCATCGAAAACCTCCTGCGCGTTGTACCCGCTGCCGCGCCCCAGCGCTCCCCGCTTTGTCTCTTACGAGCCGCCGCCACTGGGCAGCGAGCCGCCCTGCTGGATCAGCCCGATGATCCCCATGGCTTCCCAGCCCAACAGGAAAACGGAAGTCGAGCCGGTGACGGTTGACGGGTTGAACACGAATTGCATATTACCGTATTGCGCCGTGTCGATGGGGCGGTGTCGGAAATCGAAGTAATAGAATCCTTTGGGGAAATCATCCCCGAGGGCATTACGACCGAACAGCGCCGCGGTGAACGGATCGACGCGCATGATATTCGTGAAATTTGCGCTTATGATTGCCAGCGAGCCGATATCGCTGCCGATGTTCAGCGTTCCCGCGTTGTCATAGATCGCGCACAGCGATTGATACTGGCGCGAATTGACAAACGAAATCGCGTTGTCCTGATTGGCGACCGGCAACCCCGACGCGGTGTTGTTCAAGAGGTACGCGGTGCCGATGTCAATCGGCGGGAGGATCGGCACCCCGTTGTTGCGCGGCAACTGGTCGAGGTAATTTTGATATACCTGACAGGTGACCCCCGACAGTACCGGAACGTTGGCGCTCGCGCTCTGATAAACGGCGAGTGTGGCATCCGAGCCGGTCGGAACGAACATGTTGGGGTTGAGCGTAATCAAAACCTGCATTTGCTGGCCGGTAGTGTCGGCATACACGGCCCCGCGCAAGTCCATATCCGAATAGGAAAATGGGATTTCGAGCATGAAATCGATTGCCGCCGCGGTGGCGCTGCCGGCGATGGTTGCCGGCGCTGCCATAACCCCCGTGAAATTATTGCCGTACCCGTTGGGGCTGTCGTTGGTCATCGCCGCACCGAACGGCCGGCGGCGCTTGGCGCTGGCAATCGCGGTCAGGTGCCACCCCGTTGTGTTGATCCGCTGATTATTCCCCAGGTCGGTGAAGATCACATTCGACACAAGGTTCGCGAGCCCCATCGAAGTGCGCACAACGTTGTCGCCGGCCGCGCCGGCCGTGGTAACGGTGGCGTGTATTTTGACCATCAGCCGTTTGACGAGCCCGACATTGCGAACCGGGATCGTAATCACGGTGCCGGGGGCGACTCCGGACGGCAAAATCGGGTTCAGCGCTTGCCACATATCGACGGCCGGGGGCAAGCCGCTGCCCCCTCGCGTGATAAGCTGCCGCGCAAAAAGGTTGTACTGCTGCGGCGACATTTGACCGGCGGGAGCGGTAGGCGGCATCAGATTTCCCCTTGTGAGTACGGCATGAGCGCCGTTATCGCGAACGCTGCGATGGCGAGCATCAGCCAGACCAATATCCAGTTGATCGGGTTGAGCGCCAGATCGAGATTGATAAGGCGCGGCATCACATGCCGTACCCTTGCGCCGCAGCCGGCGAGGTTGCAACAGGTGCCGAGCCCATCGCCGCGCGTTTGTGAATGACGCTGGCGACCAGCGCCATAACGAAGTACCCGGCGGCAGCCATGAGAACTACCGTTATCCAGTTCTCAATGGTCCAAGATAGGTAAACTCTATCCAATTTTTCCCCCTCAGTACCAAAACGGACGCGGTGCTCGGTCGATTATTCGCTCGATAAGATGCGCCGGGGGCGGCACAGGTGTCAATAGTGTTAGTTTGTTGCGCTTCACGTCGAACCATCGGGAATGAAACTCGGGAAGTTCCTCGCGCAGATCGCCCGGCATAAATTCTTCGACAACCCGCTGATCGTCACGGCGCAGCAATGCAAAGGTCGCGATGAAATCGGCTTGCGATAATGTAAAGGTGGAGATATGGCGGGGTTGCTGGGACACGCTAATCATCGGGATACGCTTTGAGCGCCCCTGCGTCAGCAGCGCGTTATAGGCCGGCGAGCGGCTGTTTATCATGTGCGCTTCATCGATGAAGATACCGCAGCGCCCGTGCGACCATATCCGCCAAAAGAAATCGTCGAGTTCCTCGCCCTCATCGGGGCGAGGGTTGACCATGTAGAGCCCCGGCGTCGGCCGGCGGCGGATCGCGCGGAAACTGTTACCGGGGATGCTGTCGGTTAATTTGAGCCGGCGCATGATGCGCGGGCCGATTTTCGCAAGTTCTTCCTCATGCTTGAAATCGACGATAACCCACGGCATCACGTCGAAATTCTGGTGTGACAGCAACCATAGCGCCAAGATCGATTTGCCCGTGCCGGTGCGGCCGAGAACCGCCGTGCGATGCGTTGCGCCGGGAAGCGTGAAATCAGCCATTGCGGCGACCGCGGTTATGGCTCCGGATTGGAGGTTTTCGAGAACGGTATCCTTCAATGGATACCCCCATCGTCGGCCGGCGGAAAATCCGCAAAGGTCGGTTCCCGCGCATCCCCACCAACGATGCCCCCTGTTGGGATAACGCCATTCGGCGCGGCCGGCGGCCGGCTGGGGGCTCGCGGCTGCATGGCGACAGTCATAAGGCGCGGCCCGTATAGGCTCGCGGCAACCATGCCGAGGGCTGCCCAATCCATCGCTTTTTGGGTCTGCACGAAATCGTAATGCCGCGCAACCCGTGCCCCCGCCTCGGCGAGCGCTTTGGCTTCCTCGGGTTGAAGCGCAAATTCGGGATGTTTGGTAAGCCCCGAAAGCCCCAGGTGAACCGCCAGCAACAGGCTTTCGAGCCCGCTTAAATCCAGCGTATGCCCGCTCGCCTTCCCTGCCGAGCCGGCGCGGGTTCCGGTTCCACCGCCGGCTGGCTTTCGTCCGGGTTTGGCGCGGGGGGTTCCATCGCCGCGGGTTCCATATCCGAGATCGGCGGTTCCGGTTCCGGTTCTGGTTCCGGTTCCGGCGCTTGCGTCAATAGCTCTTGGATCGACGATAGCCGGCCCAGGATTTCCGCCTGTTGGGTTTCCAGCCCCGCCATCCGGGCTTCCGTTTGACTGCGCCATTCATTGTTTTCCTCGATAATTACCGCGGCATCAACCGCCGCTTCGATTTGCGCCTCGGCGACTTGCGCGTCGGCTTCCGCTACCGCACCGGCCGCTGCCGCTTCGGCCACCAACGCGGCATCGGCCGCAGCTCGTGCGGCTTCCGCTGCCGCATCGGCTTCGGCTGTAGCTTCCGCGGTTTCCTCGGCGACGATTTCGGCGACCGCTTCTTGCACATCGTCAGTTTCCATATTCGACCGCCCCAGGTAAGTGCAGCGCCGCGAGCCCCTCTATTATGGTCCGCAGTCGCGCGATTTCCAATTCCGCCAGCACGAGCCGCAGCCCGATTTCTTCGGGGTCAACGGGGATCGTAGGCGCGTCGGGAACCGTGGTTACGATATCATCCGTGTAGATCGGGGTTGACGCGGGCATCGGTGATAGCGGCCTGATCGGGTCCATTCGATGCCCCTCGCATTACCAGCAATTCAACCATTGCTTCAAGCCGCGCCATTCGCGCTTCGTAAGCCTGGGCAACTTTCAGCACTTCACCGACAGCTTCGGCGATTTGCGGCGAAAACGCTGCGGTAAGCGTCCGCAGCATTGCTTCGGTGAAATTCGGCAGCGCCATTGCGATACTCCTATCGGGTGAACAGATTGGTAATCAGCGAGCCGCCGACCGCGAAATTCGAGCCCGACGCGACGACGACAAGCGAAATCCCGCCGCGGAAGGGTATCGCGAGCCCGGTCAACGATACAAGGTTCCGTTGGTCGATAACCTGCCCCGCCGCGAGCGTGATCCCCGTGGTAAGCAATACCGCGCCCGTGCCGTCAACCAATGTGATCGCAAGGCTCCCCGCCGCGCCGGCCGCGGTAGCTCCGGCGAGCGTAATGGTAACGCCCCCGAGCACCCCATTTATCGTTGCCGCAATGACTTGCGTAGTTGACGATCCCGCGCC